TTTTTATTAGAATAATACTGATTAGTATGTTTACACAGAATAAATTTTATTTTAGAATATAACGGTTTTTCTACTGCTGTAGGGCCTCGTTTACGAGCGACTTTATTTGTAATTTTAGCAGAGCAACTTCTTGAACAGTATTTGTTTTTTCTTTTAGAATATTCAAGTTGAGATTGGCAATATTCACATTTTGAAGGACTTAAATAATATTTGTTCGTTGATTTTTCTTTATCTATTTTATTTCTAAATGTAGTGCTACACGATAAAGAACAGAATTTACCATGAGATCCGACTGTTGGAATAAAAGATAAATTACATTGTTGACATGCGTGTTCAATCATGCTATTATTTAGCATAAGATAAGGAAAAAGGTTCGATCCCAGTCACCCGCTCCAATTTATTCGACCAAACAAGGAAAAGTACAAATGTCAAGCAAAACTACTCCAAATTGGTCGCAACGCATTGAAGAGAAGAATCCTACTTCAATCGTACATACTAGGAAGAATACTTCACTGGAAGCTTGGAAAGCAATGGTAGTTGAAGAGCTTACTCGGCAATCTGCTTACAACTTGGTATTGAATCGTCTGGGTGCTCTACATGCTTGGGAAAGTGATGCTACACCCGGCAGCTATGCTTACACGTTGATTCAGCGGGAAGTTCGTGCAGAAGACAAGCGCCGTAATCCAATGGGTTAATATTGCAATTGTAACAGTATTTGTTACATTTGGACTGCTACTTTGGGCAAGATTTGGGCCAGATGTCTATTGGGATCTGCTGACTCTTGCTCAAATGTGCTTTTAAATCAATAACTTAGCATCAGAATCTTTTCGGTTGACGTATCCCTATTCAATGCTATTATAAGTGTATGATACAGAGAAAGAAGCGTTCCGATCGCAACCATATCATTTACCAAATCACTGTTGGGCGTAAGCTCTACATTGGGGTAACTGCCAAGACACAGCCAACTGTGGAAAAGTCCGTTCGTTCCCGCATTGCAAAGCACTTCTATCGTGCTCAAACTGAGGGGCTCAACTGGCTGCTCTGCAAGGCACTCCGCACGTTGGATTGCAAGGAAGATATTGAATACACCGTGCTTGCTATTGTACGTGGTAAGTCTGCGGCACATGAATACGAGCGTGAGCTTATCCGCAAGATGAAGCCCGCTCTCAACTCTGACAAACGAGGAGCTTAATATGGCTAAACGCCCGCGTATCCAAGACACTGTTACCAACTATGCCATTGAGGATATTTTTGCTGCGGCTGTTGCTGCCCAGAGAACCAACGAGTGTTACGTTGGCAATAACACACCAGTTGGTACAAAGTTAACCAATCGTTATATTATGACTGTTATTTTGAACAGGACTAATGTTGACGACTTTGACACCTGCGAAGCTGACTATGAGCGTGCTCGTGAGATCATCGAATACTACAAGAGCAAGACTGTTGATATTATGACAGGCAAGGCCAACGCATACACTATGAGTGCTGCCAATGCTTCCTATAAGGAATTTGTTGCATCCAACGACCAGCTGACAATTGGACTGATTGCCAGCTTGCCCAATGCTTGGGAGCGCAGTGTTGACTACGATAAGACTTGGGATCGTGTTGACGAGCTCAAGCGCAAGAGCACCCATTTTGGTGCAGTTGGTGACAAGTTCGACGGTAAGGTTGAGGTACTGTCTTGCATTTACAGCAAGAATTGGTTTAAGTACTATATCACTGCACTGACCGAAGCTGGCAACATTGTGAACTTTGCCGGCGACCATGAGTTTAAGAAGGGCAATGTGATTGAAATCACTACTGCTAAGATCAAGCAACATGCTGCCGAGAATATCACTCGTCTGCATTATGTCAGAACAAAGGTTGACAAAGAAGCGTAAGAGTGTATAGTAATAATATAGACGTTAACAACTTGGAGGTGCCAAATGTCTACTAAGTCTAGGTCAAACGATTCCCTTACCGAAACTCGCAGTGTTACTCTTGATGCTGCAAAGCGTGAAATTATGGTTGCTATGAAACGTAAGCGGCCGCTATTCCTTTGGGGTCCTCCTGGGATTGGCAAGAGCGAGCTGGTTGCAGATATTTGCGAAAGCATGGGCGGCAAGCTTTATGATCTTCGTCTTGCACTTATGGATCCTTCGGATCTTAAGGGTGTTCTTTATTACAATACCGAAATGCATACCGCAACATGGTCGGCGCCGCCCGATCTTCCCACTAAAGAAATTGCTGCTCAGTACCCCATCGTTGTGCTATTCCTCGATGAAATGAACAGTGCTCCGCCCGCTACTCAGGCAGCTGCTTACCAGCTGGTGCTCAATCGTCGTGTTGGTACATATGAGCTGCCAGACAATGTTGTGGTAGTTGCTGCTGGTAACCGTGACACTGATCGTGGTGTTACATATCGTATGCCTGCTCCGCTCGCTAACCGTTTCATTCATCTGACGCTGCGTCCGGACTTTGAAACTTGGCAGACCTGGGCTATTGAAAACCGTGTACACTCGGATGTTGTTGGTTACATCACTGCCAACAAGGTTGATCTCTTTAACTTTGATCCCAAGATGAGCGGGCAGAGCTTTGCTACTCCTCGTTCGTGGAGTTTTGTTAGCGAGCTGCTTACCGAGGATCACCTCAATGATACTGAGCTCACGGATCTTGTTGCAGGTACCGTTGGCGAAGGTGTTGCACTTAAGTTCAACGCACATCGTAAGGTGTCTGCTAACATGCCTAACCCCACGCATATTCTCGAGGGTAAGGTACGTGAGCTCAAGAACAAGGACATTGGCGCTTGTTACTCACTGACGGTTGCTCTTTGCTACGAGCTCAAGGAGTGCTGGGATAAGAATGCTTCTACTGACAAGGGCAACGACTTCTTCCATGCACAGTTCGATAATGTACTGCGGTTCATTATGGATAACCTGGGCACTGAGTTGCAGGTTATGCTTGTTCATGCTGCTCTTACTACATACAAGATGCAGTTCAAAAGCAGCAAGCTTAAGAACTTCCAGGAGTTCAATAAGAATGCGGGCAAGCACATTGTGGCTGCGGTGAGTGATAACCGCTAATGAGATTTACTGGGGGCGGCACCTCCAGTAACTGCCCTCAGTAATGGAAAAGCCCTGCATAATAGCAGGGCTTTTTTGTGAATGCCTAATATTTACTTAGGTGCTTCAATTGCTTCTGGCTCAGCTGGACGAGGGATTTCCGTTAGCCAAGTAATATCATTACTAATAGCATGTTGTGATGCTAGAATCATCTGTCCACCATAAGTGATAACCTGTGGATTGGTATGCATAATTCTTGCACACTTCTCCAATGCTTCATTCATGTCAGGTAAACCAACTGTATAGTAGTGTGAATGATTGGTGAAAACTGCGTCCAATTCTTCAAATAGTGTTGCCATCTTAAAAACTCCTTATACTGTATTTATATTAGTTCCAGAACTGCACCGGTGCTTTTGGTGCTGCACTGGGATCCGCAACACCTTTACCAAAGGCGCCTGTTCTATACTTTGTCAATAAGCCAGTATCAGTTAGGAACAAGCTTGTATTATTTTTCAATTGACTGCTGATAAAGTCTTGAGTGCCATATTTTCCTTTTAACAATTGAGCATAGTATAAGTTTTCACGTGGGTTAGCAGGTGACATTCTTGTTGTAATTGAATTTTGTGGAATAACTTCTAGGTCCCAAACCTGAACAGTCCAAGATGTTCCATTTACTATATTAGCAATTTCTGAATTGGCAACCGTAGCAGTAATAATAGTTAAAGATTCACTTATTGTTCCTGATTGATCAGTTGCTAATAATGTAGCACCAGCAGTTGCACCAAATGATCTTACTGCTATGCCGTTCGCTACGGTATTTATTCTTGTTGATGGCCAAATAATTCTGACTGCACCATTGGCCCCAGACCCTACTGATTGTGTTTGATAGGCTATTTCTGCTCCGCCACCACCACCACCGCCGTAAGATCCACCAGGGCCACCAAATCCTGAACCTGTGCCGCCGCCCGAACCACCACCACCGCCTTGATCTGCTGCACCTCCTGTTCCGTCTGCTCCTATACCAAATACACTAACTCCGCCGC